CAAGCGTCTTTCGACTCAATCGTTGATCGTAACGACAAAAAAACACCGAGCGGTTAAATGCTTCGTCAAAGATGAGACTTATCCTGATTTTAAATATAATAGAAACATCTTTTCCAGAACGGACATTTACAAAACCCTGGTGGGCCCCATCTTCAAGCTCATCGAAGAGGAGGTTTACAAACACCCCAGTTTCATAAAACATGTGCCGGTAGCTGATAGACCGACGTATATTTCTAACCTGATGCATCGTGTCGGGGCGAGATACTACGCTACGGACTACACAGCTTATGAGTCCCAGTTCACCTATGAACTAATGTCTGCTTGTGAATTCCAGTTGTATGAATTCATGACGCAGTTTCTCCCTGAACATAAACAATTCATGGATGATATTGAAACTCTCAGGACGCCTAATTACTGTCATTTCCGCAATCTGTCCATCAGACTTCCCGTCTGCAGAATGTCCGGTGAAATGAATACATCCCTCGGAAACGGGTTTTCCAACTTGATGTTCTTACTTTTTACAGCCGAAGAAAATGGATGTAAGGATGTCATAGCTGTCGTTGAAGGAGACGACGGATTGGCCACATGGGAGGGTCCACCTTTGGACTCTGACCACTTCGCCGCGTTGGGGCTTACCATTAAATTGGAAGAGCACGCGAACATCGAGACTGCGTCTTTCTGCGGTCTGATCTTCGATGCGGAGGAGAAAATCAACATCAAGGATCCACGCGAACTCATGGCGGAGTTCGGGTGGGGAGATAAAAAATACGCGCGCAGCCGAGTTTCCAAGCTCAAACGGCTCCTGCGGGCGAAATCGCTGTCATTAGCACACCAGTATCCTGGCTGCCCGATCGTTTCCTCGATGGCGCAGTACGGACTTCGTGTGACGAGAGGTTGTAATGTAGGGAAAGTTGTTAATTCGTTTTCGATGTGGTATCGCGATCAAGTGGTCGCCGCCATCAAGGATGAAAAGAACATTCCTGTAATTGACCCAGGCCCTCGAACTAGGGCTCTGGTTGAAGAGAAGTTCAATATTTCTGTTCAAGAGCAGTTATTGATAGAAAGATACTTTGACACCAAAAATGACTTGTCAGAACTGGATTTTTCCGAAATTAATTTCCATATGAACCCCAGCTGGAACGCATACAGTGAGAGATTTACTCGATACTGTACCAATGGGACATTTGGAGAGTTTCGTGATAATGAAGGTAGAGACGAAAAAGCCATTCTCCGAGAGCTACTGATGAATTTTGTCGTAGAATCTCCTACGGAGGTCGAGGAAATCTTTTTCAATGATTCCGTCATGTAA